TGGGTACGTGAAATACCCCCAGCAAGCTGGAGGTGGCAGCGCTCTACAAGAGAGAGCAGTGGGGGGACCCCTTGGTCGCCTATCCCCCCGTTTCGGCTGGTGTCGCCACACCACGGTACGTGAATGATGGATAAGGAAAAGTGAACCAACCAACCATTCAGGAGCTACAACACACTTTATTATACGCAATCCTGGGGATCACCAGCCTAGCACTTCGCATTGACACGCGTTCAGTGGTCGACACCCGAAGTTTGCGCACGGTCCTCCGTGCAGCTTCGGCCCACTGGCATGTTCTACTTAACTCTTGCTGCAGATCAACCCTGTAGCCGGTTTAACGACTGGGCTCCGTCGTAACAACGAACAAATTAAAGTTCCAGGTGCTCAATCAGTGGCATACCTGGGGCGCTGCGTCTTCGCGATCCTACAGAGGAGATACTCTGGATCACGGATTGCGTGGCGCCCCTGGCAAGGCCTCGACCGAGAGCGTCACCGAAACTACGGGTACCAGTAAGCAGGAAATTGCCGATATCGGCAATGGAAGACTGATATTGCTGGGAAGTGTAAGGGAGGTTGGTCTCGGGCACTGTGGACAGGCCTTGACCACCCTCGGGCAACCATTCAACAATAAGGGTAAACTCAAGTATTCCGTTCATGGTGACATTCGTAGCGGCGGTGTAAACACCATCCAAGCCAACACCAGTCATGGAAACACAAGCGCCACTATTGTTGATGCCAGTGCTGCCAGTGGGCAAATATGACTCGTCCGAAGGGGCAGGCAGCCATCGCACTTCATGGGTATCAGACCCATTATTCGCCCTCCTCAAGGCGTTGTTAGCGAGTGCTTGATGATCTGATGCAGCACCAGCTGCACCAACCGTCTTTGACGGCGCCTGTGTATAACCCATAGCAACAACACCAGCACGATCCAACAGTGGCCCAGATGGTATCCATTTGAGGCAAGCTGCGACGGGCCTAAATTGCCTAACGGCCGCATTGCTCAAAAAGGTACCTGTCTGCGTTAAGTTGGTGAAGCTGGTGGTAGTCGAGCCGACATTCGCCCCTATGAGATACCCGGGAAAAGCACCGGGTTGGAAAATGTAAGTGAAGTTGGCAGTGACTTTCGTGCCAACAGTCCCAGCAGGGGCAATGAGTACCGGAACGAAAGAGGTGTTTATACGGGCCATGTAACCAGAAGTACCCCCGGCATACGGCGCCCTTGCGAATGCGGCTGCACAAGGGTCCCTGATCATCATATCGTAGGCAACCAAAGAGCGCCATTGAGCGCCCAAACGTGCCTCCTGTCCCGACAACTGCCTCTTCCTACCACTCCGGATGGCCCTGCGCACTTTGCGCTTCGCCTTTTGCTGGTTTCCTTTGTTCCTTGCCATTTTATTGCTCCTTATATTTCTAAAATGTTATAACCGCTCAGTGTATGCGATAAGTCAAATAGCTTGGTGTTGTGTCGCAACACGTCAAGGCGGCCTAACTCTGCCTGATGGAACCATCCTTCGATGGCCTCCTGCGCGGGGGGGGAGATTCCGAAAGCCATCCAGAAGCTGTCTCGCGTTCTCCAGTGTATCTCACGGGCCACTGACCGGTGGCCTGCGCCCCATTCTAACCTGGCCTGGTAATGCAGGCCGCGCAGTTCCTCTGTGAATTTGCCGGTTTTGCCATTACGAATACCCCATCCGTAGAACTCCTGGTATATTGGCACTCCGGCCGCCATAGCCATGCCACACAATCCAACTGACCTAATGTGCTTAATCCACTCGTTGGGGTTCTCCAAACGGGGTCCGCAAGCATAGTCAGTGTTCAAAGCCTTGCTGGGATTGCGCACCAGCAGGTAACCTTCAGGAGTCCAAACAGGACGGGACTGGCAAAACTCAACCTGCTCCGGCATATAAGCAGGTTCCTCCACTTTCATACGAAGTCCCCAATTGGCGTACCAACCAGTGAGGTCCCCTAGGAGGTGCAAAGATGATGCGGGCAAGAACATAATAAGATCATCACCATCGTTGAGTATGTCTCCCTTGATACCATGCTCCCTCATGTATAGGAAAGCAAGCACGCAGGATATCAAACAATTCCCCAACGATGTGTTTTGATCACCCGAGCAGCGCATGGCGCCAATCTTGGCAAAAACCACACCATCACGGCAAACCGCCCTACCTTTGTTGTGCATCTGCATGCGGAGTAGCTGCTTAAGCAGCTTCGAATTGTGAACGCGGTTGTAAACCGCATGCTCTACACTCAACAAGGTCCCTTTGATGGTTTGGTCGAACCGAGAAGCATCAAGACCAACCGCTACCCAACCAGGCCTCAACTTCCTAGCAATCAGCTCTCCTTTCTCCAACTGCGTGAGCCCCTTGGCCACCACGGTTTCACCTGTGAAGAGCTGCGCCAGAGCATCAAATATTTTGTGCTCAATAGGCCTAATGTACTTGCCCAGGAGATAGTTGTATCCAAAAGATCGCGGCGAAACGATCCTCGGAACCTGTGCTTTCCTCCACACTGTTGACTCA